AGTAACTCTTTAGCTGCTGACATCTTATCTCGTATGCCTAGCTCTGTTGGATCTAGTAGTGCACCTGCCATAGCTACAGCAGCTCTGGGTGCATTACGTGCCATGTATTGTTGTGTAGCTTCCAGTATCTCTTCCTTTAAACTTTTAACTATATTAGTTGTAGAAGATCCCTCTGCATATCCAGCTAGTTTCTTTGCAGTTGCTACATCACCATTTGCTTCATCAAATAGCACCTCTAAAAACTTTAACTGGTTCTCTGTATATTGTCTAGCCATTTAGCGTTCCTGTTTTCATAATGTTACTTAGTCTTAGTGCTCTACCTTTTACCTGATCTGCCCACTTAGAATCTAACATCTCTAGAGCAGCAGTGCCATAGTCACCTTTATGTATTGCTGCCCACATCTTTTTAAATCTATTTAAACGTGGCATACCTAAGTTAAACGCCATATTTATACATACCATCTGTCTAGCTTCATCTAGTTCTTCTACACATGGATGTGCTTTGCATAGTTCTTTTTCAACTATAGCTATATCATTTCTTAGAAGATACCTAGCTCCATACAGTGTAAGACCATTCATATATACGTCTTGCAAAGATGTGTAACCTAGATGTTGAAGCTCTTCATCTGTTAAGCCTCTATCCTCTAAGTTTCTGCCCACTCCGATT